GGATGTGGTTCTGCTATCGCATCATCAACAATGTTCGTTGAAATGCTTAAAGGTAAAACAATTGAACAAGCAAAACTTATTAAAGATAAAGAAATTGCAGATGCTCTTGAATTGCCTGCAATCAAACTGCACTGTTCAGTCCTTGCAGAAGAAGGAATCAAACGAGCAATAGAAAACTGGGAAGAAAAAACTGCACATAGAAAACATAACCAACAGGGTAGATGGGAAGACCCAAATGGATATGGATATTAAAGACTTGACAATATAGAGTTTGGTAGTATAATTATATTATGGATATTTTAAAAAGACTAGTGTTTTTTGTTATTGATTGTTGGAGAGTTGTAATGGACAATCGATACAATCCTTTAAGACACATACATGACCCTTCAATTCAATCATACTTTACCCTTGCATTATTCATAATGTGGTCTTGTTATTTTGGTGTAGTTGCACTGCACTGGATGAACTGGATAGGATATAGTATCGTTTGGTCAATCATAATTCACATGGCAGTCCTCATACCAGTCATGATAACTAATTACATATTTAAAGAAGCAGAAAGAAATGGCGGTAACTGGGTATCTGCATACAGAACACAACAAAGAATAGAGAAAATGGACTCAAGGTTAAAGAAACCAAACTATGAAAAAAGAATTAGATGGGATATCGATAAAGAAGCATGATACTCACTAAAAAAAGATTTGCAGAAGCCATAGAAACTGTTGTATTGCAAAAAGGATTAAACTATATCGATGCAATAATATACTATTGTGAAAAAGAACATCTAGACCCAGAGTCAGTAAAGAATTTGATAACACCACCTCTAAAAGAAAAAATAGAGAATGATGCAATATCTTATAATATGTTAAAACCAAATGCAAAACGAGGAAAAGGTAAACTACCAATATGAAACATTATAATCGAAGACCACAAAGGTCAAAAGAATGGGGAAGAAAACCCAAAAAACCATCAGGCCCACCACCATTTGATGTCTTAATGAGACGATTCAAAAAGAAATGTGAACGAAGTGGTATTGTTGCAGAGGTTCGTGAGAGACAATATTATGAAAAACCTTCTTCAAGAAGACAAAAGAAAATCAATGCATGGAAGAGAAAGATTAAGATTGATAAGATTCGTGAAGAACAAGCCTTGGAAGCTTACAAAAGAAGTGGAAGGTATTAATAGTGAGTTGGCATGGTTATGAAAATGTCAATGCAAGGTTCGGATATGAATCGTATCAGTTATACCTTGGTATCAAATTACATTACAATTCGGATTATGATTTTAACAAATACAATGGTAAAGTTAGTGCATCGTTTGAGAGTTATCTCAAAAGGTCTGATAAGTTCCAGTTTTCTAAATTACGAAAACAACATGGAGAAAACCTTAAAGACTTTTACATTGCAAACTTTATGTACAAAGACTATTGGATAGGAGACTTATTTGGTGAAGAAGCAAAAGAAAACTACACAGAATGGAAAAAATACAACCAATCTTTACTCTACTGTTTTGAGAAAGATATCAGATATCTTAACTCACTTGAAGGAGTATTGGACAATTTATTTAGTACTGATAGTTCTAGTCATCCTATCATTGTCTCCTCTATTTTATCCAAGTCCATATCCTTTGCCACTGGAGTATTACTCGATTCCCTCATACGATGGAGTTCCAGCGTAAACATAACTGAAAAGTATGTTTGGCCAGAATTACAAAGAAGGATACAAAAGACTCAAGGGTTTATTGGATATAACAATAAAAAGTTAAAAGAAAAAGTATTAGAAATATATGACAGTTGAAGTATTAGAAAGAAATAATACACAAAAAAACTTTGTGTCCTATTTGAACCTCTCAGAGGGTCGTACTGCATATATTATAGGTAATGGGACATCTAGACAAGGATTAGACCTAAATGTCCTTAGCGGGGACATATGGGGGTGTAATGCACTGTTTAGAGACTACACACCAGACTATCTCACAATTGTAGATGTAAGTATCATGGGTGAATGTTGTGAGTCTAGATATCCTAAACTTAATAAATGTTACTTCTCTGGAGAGTGGGATGACCCATTAGGATTTGAAGAATATAATGTAATAAAAGAAACAATGGGTGTACCAGTGAGAGAATGGATAGACCCAAGTCATTCTAAAGTGACTATGCATGGAAAGGGTAATGGTAATGTTGGTATCCTAGAAATGCAAGCAATAGGAATAGAGGATGACTACAAGATTTCAAGAGTATGTGGCCCAGAACATGACTACCACATATTTGAGAATTGGTTTGCTGGTACTACTGCAGCTGCAATGGCATCAATGAACCACGACTACAATAATGTAGTTTTTGTTGGATTTGATTCTGTTTGGAATTATGATTCGACTAAATATAATAATATCTATGCTGGAACTCGATGTTATGGGACAGAAGACGACCCAGAAAACAACAGACTTGTTGAGACTGGTGACCAAGGTTGGATATCCCAGACAGACCAACTAAAGATTTTAGTTGACACATTTCCAAACATAGACTATTATATAATGAAGGATGAATTAAGTGTTTCTCCATTGGATGAATACTTGTTCTAATACAATAATAATAAAATGCAAATATAATGCTAATACGAGGATATAATTATGTCATTTCAAGACTTAAAAAAATCTAGAGGTGGATTCGACACCTTACAAAAAACACTAGAAACTACTTCTGGTGGAACTGAAGCAAAATCCTACAATGATGACCGATACTGGAAAATCGATTTAGATAAAACTGGTAATGGTTATGCAGTTGTAAGATTCTTACCAGCATCCCAAGGTGAAGATATGCCATGGGTTCAATACTTCGACCATGGTTTTCAAGGGCCAGGTGGATGGTACATAGAGAAGTCATTGACTACTCTTAATCAAAAAGACCCAGTATCAGAACACAATACTGAATTGTGGAATACTGGATTAGAGGCAAACAAAGATATTGCTAGGAAACAAAAAAGAAGATTGCACTATGTGTCTAATGTTCTTGTAGTTTCTGACCCAACACATCCAGAGAATGAAGGACAAGTCAAACTGTTCAGATATGGAAAGAAAATCTTTGAAATGTTGAAAGACAAAATGCAACCACAATTTGAGGATGAAACACCAATGAATCCTTTTGATTTGTGGGAAGGTGCAGACTTTAAAATTAAAGTTCGTAAAGTAGATGGTTACTGGAACTATGATAAGTCTGAGTTTGCAACTCCAAAACCATTATCAGATGATGATGCAAAATTGGAAGCAGTTTGGAATAGTCAACATTCTCTACAAGAGGTGATTGCACCAGACCAGTTCAAATCTTATGATGAACTGAAACAAAAACTCGACAGAGTTTTAGGAATGACAGCATCGACTGCTACTGCAGCTTCAACTGCATCAGACCTTGATGATGTTGCATTTCCAAGTCCAGAACCAACAATTGCAGAACCTACAACTGCTACAACAGATGTAGATGAAGATGAGTCAATCTCATACTTCCAAAAACTTGCAAATGATGTGTAAGGATTGTCAATCCTAAGTAATTTGAATTATAAATATACTATGCAATAAGGGATTGATTGAGGGGGCTGAGTTACCACTTGACTCAGAGAATGTACCAAGTAGGATGGTTGAGGTTTGGGTACATAATCGTGGTAAGATATCGATGCGGCAGAGGATATCAAGTTAGAGAGCGGGAATAATGAGGGGCTCCTAACACTTCTAATTTATTATGGGAAAAGGTTCTAAAAGGAGACCTACAGTGGTCAGTGATAAACAATTCGAAGATAATTGGGAAAAGGCATTTGGTAAGAAAGAACCAAAGGTTAAGTCACGCAAGGTGACACCTAAACATGGACAGTCTCAAGTCCATAAAGATAAAACTAAGTACAAGAGAAAGGATAAGTATCCCTCACCTAATTATGAAGGGCCTTGGGGTAAAGATATGGGGTTAACTTGAAGGTTTACTTCATTGAATTATAATGAATGTGGGAAGGAACTGCTTTAGAACCAGTTGCCATATAACTTTGTCTAATAGTTGTATTATTTTGACTTATTGGATTTGAAACTACATTGTTAATAACTGTTTGACCATTCATATCACCATTTTCAGATGTAAATGTTGGTGACTGGATTCCAACAGTTCCAAAATTCAACTCAACTTTATTCATACGACCTAATGCATTTGATAGTTCTTTTAAATGTCCAACTTTAGTACTATCTAAATTACTTAATGCCTTTGATATTACACTTACACCATTACCAAGACTAGACATTTCAACACCTAGTCCATCTTTTATTTCTATTTCTCCAAGTCTATTTAATTGGTCAATTGCACCTACACCAAAGAAATCTCTTAATGCTTCTCCTAGAGTTGTTTTAGGTAATTCAAATCTTGTTAATGCACCTTTAAGTTCTCTAAGATTTTTTGCTGTATTTCCCATATCACCTTCATAAGGTCTTAATGCGTCTGCAAGTTTCTTTAAAGGATGGTCACCAAAAGAAAAGAATGAACCACTAGATGCATCCATTAATTCTTTAATCTCAGGAGCCACAGTTGCCATATCTTGTATGTTAGTTTTTATTCTAGGGATATTCATTTTTTCAAAAGGTAAAATACCCTCTGCAAACTCACCTAATCCTTTACCCATCAAGACCAAAGTACCTACTAGAGCCATGATTGCTAATGCACCAGCTCCCATAATTAATGCACCAATACCAGAGGTTACAATTCCACCTAAGACTCCCATCAAAGTTGCAAGACCTAACATACTACCAAGAACTTTAAGCATATTGACTTTACCAAATGCTTCCATTCCATCGAATGCTCCCATCTTTTCACCAAGTGCAAATGCACCAAAAACACCAGTGAACCCTACACCTAGTGCAAGACCACCAATTGCTAGTGCAGCTGCAAATTTTAAAGCACCTTTTGCAAATATACTCATACCAGCTGCAGCTGCAGATAATCCAGCACCAGCAACACCACCAATTGCAGCTGCAACTCCTAAGAATACAGATGCAGCTCTAAATGAACCACCACCTTGTGCTTCATCACCTTCAGCTTCTACTGGTTGGTCACCACCACCACCTAAAACTGTTTGTCCAGATATTGCAGCTTTATTTTGTGTCCTTAATTGTTGTTCTTGAATTTTAGCATTCTTTTGATTTATTTTAAGATTAGTCTCGTCTATTTTTAGTCGTTTCTTATCAGTTTTTTTACCAAATATTCTATCTTTGGCAGCCATTGCTAATCTAATCAAGACTGATTTTAAACTTTGTCCTATAAATGTAAGTATAGTACCAAGAAATGGTATTTGTTGTAGTATACCAACAGCAGGGCCAAAGAAACTCAATACTCTATCAAAGTCTCCTTTAAGATTTTCTTTAAATGAAGTTCCAATTCCAGCAACAGTTAAGTCACCACCATCTTGAATAGATTTTTTTAAGTCTTCAAATCCACCACCAAAAACTTTAACAACATTTCTTTCAAATCCACTTAGATTTTTACCAAACTTTTGAAACTCTTCTATAGATTCTTTTTCTGCTTCTAATCTCATTATTTCTGGATTAGTAGAGACATCTTGGTTAGTTTCTTCTAAAGTATCTCTTAATGTTGCAAGTCTATCTTTTACTATGTCTAGTTGTTCAGAACTCTTTGCAAGAATCATGGCAGATTCTTTAGAATAACCAGTCTGTTCTAAGACTGCAGCGGTGTTTGCTCTTTTTGCCTGTGCCTCAGATAGTCCTTCGATTGCATCAACTGCCTTCTCGAACTTCTTTCCAGCTGCATCTTGTCCTTTAGTAGTTTTTGCCTCAGACTTTCTTAGTTGAGTCAAAAGTTTATCTATTAAAGGTTGTGCTTCCTTATTGGTTAGTGGACTATCTTCTGCCATAATACTATTTATTTACTATTGTTATTTGAATCGTGTTCTTTAGCTGCACTATTTACATATAGTCCAAACCAAGCAGCTCCAGCTCCTACCAGAATACTGATAAGACCAGACTGTTCCATTGTCGGTGCTTCTAATCCTATGAACCACATTACTACGAAGTAAATTAAGAATATGTACACACTTAAGAATGCACGAGGCCATATTCTCCAACTATCTACTGCTCTTGCAAGGAATATCCATTTTTGCCATGGATTTTTCTTGTCATCGTGTTCTAACTCGAATATTTTTTGTTTGAGGTCATTGTTTTCTGTAACCATTTCCATAAACTTGCTTAAGTCTATTTCAACTTCATTACGACTCATATCACCACTAAACTTTTCTCTATCACTCATAATACTCTCCTATCTTCTATTTTGAGCTTGTTTATACTTCAACTCCTCTTCTTCGAGGTGTTGTAGTAGTAGGGAAACATATATTTCCCTTTCCCATGGATGCATATCATCCAGTTCGTTTAGTGACCAACCATGATGTTGGATTAAACCAAAGTTTGTTTGAATATAATTTGCAAGTGTTTCATGAGAAAGGGTTAGACGAAAAAATTCTGTATTCCTTCTAACCTAACCTTACATGGTGTTCCACATTTACTGCAATTGTATTCGACATCCTTAATCAGTTTTGGTAAGCTACTAAACCATTCCATTATATTGTTAAATTGTTCTGTAGATAATTCATTAACAAAATCATTTAACTCTTTGGTTGTAAAATCACCTTTATTATGGACTTCTTCTGCATCAAATATAGATTCTATTGATTGTGCTAATACACTGAATATGTCACTAGAACCTATTTCAGTTATATCTCCAATAGTTGATTGTATTTCGTTGAAATTAGGAACTTTTAGAGTTACACCAACACTATCTGTTAACATAATTTTATTATCCTTAACTTCTCCTTCAATATCAATACTTGATAAATCTACTTCTACAGTAGTTTGTCCATCACATGTAGGTTGGTTTTCACAACCAAGCACTACATTGGTGACTTCACCAACAGACTTAATCCTTACTTGTAAGAATAAGTACTCTAAGTCTGTATTCGATAAATCCCTAACAGTGTCTTTCGACTCAGTTAAAGTGCAACACGAGTCAACTAAGTTGACAACAGTGTTAGATATCGTCTTAACTTCTCCATCTTCTAGTGCTTGAAGTAATACCTTTTGTTCACCTACAGTGAATGGTCGGTATTTTGCTTCTCTACCAGAGATAGGTAACTTACAAAAATACTCTATAGTATTTAATTTAGGTAATGCCATAATATACTCCTGTCAATTAATCAAAGATTGCGTCTTCGATTTTACCTCTTACCTTGTTTCCAAGTTTAGAAAAATATTTATCCAAATAACCAGTAAGTAGGTTAGATGGTTTAGAATTAGTAAATTCACTATTCCAATATCTATATCTAAATTGTGCGTTAAATTTCATTACATCTGCATTCTCATATCCTACATTTATTACACCTAATTGTAATGGAAATGCATCAGTCATGATACATCTGTAATTAACAAAATCATTTTTATCTAACATTTCTAGTAATATAATTCCAGTATAATCATCATGAAATTTACTGTGAAAATTACCACTTTGAAATGAATTTATTTGTGATTGCCACAATTCAATCAACTCTCTTTCTTCAAAATCGTTTGTCATATAAAAAGAACAATCAAATTGGTCATATTGTGGTTTGTGTGGGATTGCTCTTTTAGGCCCATATTCTGATTCCTCTTGAGTAAAGAAACCTCTGCCTGGCATGGTTGCAGATTCACATTTTAATCCTCTGATTGATAGACCACCAGTCTTTGCACCAGTACCAAACATTGATATATTATATCTATTGGGTCTTTGCAGATTATCCATCTGTGCTTTAAATCTTTCTAATTTCATCCTGCTATTTTCTTCCTACTTTCTTTCCAGACATTATCCATCGTAGACTTTCTAAATGATTCAGTTGGTAGAAATATTGCAATCTCCCAATCTGCTGAGTCTACTATTGCAAAACTGCTTCGTATCTGACTGGTTAAATAATGTTTTACACATGGTTTAAAATATGGTTTACCACTAATACCTTTAAGTAATTGATATGTGACATTAAATCTAGTTGATTCGTCATACTTAGTGTTATTTGTTCGGTCATATAATTGGTCTAAAAACTGAGCTCTCAATGTATGTGGTAAATAATGCAAGTTTAATCCTAAAAAACCACCTTTTGCTGGTTCTATTGGTATAGTAAGAGGGAATCTATCATAATAAGGTAAGGTTCGTTTATGTTTAGGGTCATACATGTACATATACATGTCACCATATATGAACCTTTTTCTATTTCTTGCATCTTTCATCAATTGGTTTCTATTGACACCTTTTATTTGAGAGACACGAGTTCTAAACCATCTCATGGACTCTTTAGTCCTTGCTTGGATTCCACCTCTAAAGGCTTCTCTTTCTAACTTGTCGAATAATCCTGCCATACATGTATTTATACCACTTTGACAGATAGGTACATATTTTTGTATAATACTCTTGTAATTAAGTGAGGAAATATGAATAAAACATTAATTAAAGAACTGTCAAAGATTAAAACTCCAGAACAGTTGAATGAGATTTACAACTTTGGTAAAGATGTATTAGATGCACTTGCAAAATCATCTTTTAAAGTTGGTGATGGTGTTTTCGTAGTTCAAAAGACTAAGAAAACTTTTGGTACAATTCTTGAAATTAAACAAAAGAAAGCAATAATTCAAATGAGAGGTAAACAGTATAGAGTTCCTCTTTCAATGTTAGAAGAAGCAGATATTTAAGTGAGGTTTGGAGATATGGATTTATAATAAAGTAACGGCATGACCCCATAGGTCGTAGGGGATAATCCCAGACAGGAGAATAATGAAGTGGTCGCTCCCTTCCCTAGGTCTGGAAGAGTTAGGAAAGACGAATGAAACATAAGAACCCTCGTCTTTCTTGCTATTTGACTAGATGGTCTTCGGTTAATATTCTAAATTTATATCCTCTATCTAAACAAAACTCTCTCGCTGCATCCCATTTAGACTCATTGATTGCATATCGTCTTGCTTCACGAAGATATTTACCATAGTGTTTACCTTTCTTACTAGGTTTTACACATTGTGCTTTAGGTTTAACTTCGATTATCTCTTGAATCATCTTACCTTCAAAGTTTTTATATTTAATCCAGAAATCTGGATAATATCGATGGACTTTATTATCAATAGAACGATAAGGTATCACAATCTCTTCACTACTCCATTCTAGAATAGAATCATTCTTATCACAATACTTCATAAACCTTAATTCCCACATAGAACGATATGTGACTTTAGTTGGGTCACCTTTATATTTTTTATAGTTCTTTGGCTTGAATCTTCCCTTGTAACTCATATAAATACCTTATACATACATTAACCTTATAGAGATATTTATATGAATTTTTTCAAATCCCTTAAAGCAAAACTGCTTGGTTCTATTAAAGAGGACTTAAACTCTGCACTTGGTGGTCAAAGAGCATCATTTAATTCAAAAATAAGTGGTGCATTAGATGACCTAATTGCAATGAAAACAGGTATTAAATTATCTAATATTCCATCTAAAATTACAGAAGAAGCATTATTAAATGCAGAAGGAAGAGCAAAAGCAGAAAAAGCTATAGGTGCATCTATCTCACAAATAACAGCAGAGGTTAAACCAGAAGGTAGGGAAATAATGAGATTTCCTACAGATGATAATAGATTTGTTGACAACTGGATTATATTCAGAACTATTCATAAACCATTTGCTGGATTAGCTGCTGGAACTGATACGAAAGGTGTAGGAAACCCTAATGATTATGGGTTATCTGTAGAAAAAAAAGATGGTCAAGAATATAATACCGCAGATGAATGTACTATTATGTTGTATTTTCCAAATAATGTCAAAGATGCAGTCAATGTTGATTATGAGGTGAAAGATATTGGTCTTAGTGATATTGCATTTAATGATTTATCTCAATTTAAAGGCCCAGATTTTAAAGGCATGTTAGGAGAACAATACGACAAAATAAGAGAAGGATTAGTATCATTTGAACAACTACAGAGTGGAGTAGTCACAGGTAATCCTAAATTTAATACATTCCAAGGAGTAACATTTAGAAATCATAGTTATTCATTTAGTTTAAATCCATATAATGTTACAGATGCAAAGGAAATCACTAAAATAATACATTGGTTTAAGACTATGATGTTACCAATGTCTATGAGTGCTAATAGAAGACAAATGTTAATGCCTGCAGAGTGGAGTATAGACTTTAGAGGCCCTATATTAGGACACATAGAACATCCACAAAATTGTTTCTTAACTGCATGTGATGTGGACTATTCTGGTGGTAAAGATATGTCATTTATTGAGTCATTTCCTCAAAAAGAAGCAGATAGTGATGGTTTTTCTCGAAATGATTATTCTGCAATGCAACATTATCCTAATGGTGTTATATTAAATTTATCTTTCCAAGAAATACTCAACATTGATAGAATTAGATATATTGATAGAGTGGCTGCAAATGCAAGAGGTAAAGCACAAAATGTTCAACAAGAATTAAAAGATTTTGAGACAAACTTAAGTCAACAAGCAGCTGATAAAAAAGCAACAGATGATGCAAAAACACAGGACGAACTCACAAGTCAAAGGTTTCAAGGTAGTGGTAGTGTAAATGCAGCTAGAAAAGCTGCTGAAGAAGCAACAAATGCAACAGGGATTCCATATGAATCCTATCTATTTTTTGATGCAAAAAATGCTAAAAGGAGTGTCTACAAAATCAGACCAGTAAATCAAGAGGATTAATAAATGGCAGAAAAATACTTTAAACATTATCCAACTATTGACTTCGATGTCAAGAATGATGGTGAACTTATAGAAGCAAAAGACATCTTTCGTAATATTAGAGTCAGAGATAACAGTGATGAAGCGGTCACAGGATATGAATATTATTATGTTAATGACCAAGACAGACCAGATGTCCTTGCAACTAAACTATATGGAGATGCAACATTATACTGGTTATTCTGGATGGTAAATGACCAATTTGCAACCTATAATGATTGGCCCAAATCTCAGTCCATATTAGAACGATTTATTGCAAGAAAATATAGTGGTAAAGCACTGGTCAGCAACCAACAGTCAGATATTGTATCTAGTTCGGATTCAAAATTTTTACAGGGAGAAAAGGTAGTAGGTTCTACCAGTTCGGCATTTGGATATGTCACCAAGATAGACCCTACTAATAAACAATTGATTCTTAATGATGTCCAAGGTGTATTCCAAGTAAACGAAACTGTCACAGGCTCCCAGTCGTCCAAGAGTTTTACTCTTAGTTCGGTCAGAAATTTTTCAGATAGTCCACACCATTACATCAACTCAGATGGTAACAAAACAACCTCAGAGACCACTACTATGGTCACCAATAGTGAATATGAACAAACTCTAAATGATTCTAAGAGGAATATAAGGTATATTAAAACAGACTTTGTACCACAATTACTCAGAGAATTCAAGAGTATGATAAGAGAATAATCAGAGATGCCTATTACAGTCGGAAGAAATCAACCTAATTCTTATAGGATTGAGAGTATTACTATTAGTAATAATGAAGGTAATTCCTATGAAGTAAGTAATTTAATGGTAGACTTTGAGATATCTGAAAGTATTTATCAGATGTTTCTTACAGGTTCTATTACACTAGCGGACTCTGCAAATTTATTTAATCGTATCGGATTTACTGGTCAAGAATATATTCGTATTCATATCGGTGGTATACAGGGAAATGAAGAAATAGTCCCAGCAAACCAACAAATTGACCAAGTATTCCGAATATTTAATGTTTCAGTCCATTACAGAGACATAGATAACCCTACAAATACATTATATAATCTAGAATTTTGTTCTCCTTTGGAATATTTAGCAAAAACTCAGAGAATATCTCAGATGTATAGAGGCAAGACTGGAGATATATTAAATAAAATATGTGTGGATAAATTATTATTTAAGGGGAATAAAAGCAATGCTAAAGTGCATACGCCAGGGGGGAAGGAACTCGGTAACTTCTTTAGTGTCTTTCAGTCCGAGGGAGATGAAACCTCAGTCCTAGTACCTAATTGGTCAGTGTATAAAACCTTAGAGTGGCTGAGAGACCACACCTCAGACGACACAGATAAACCTTGGGGCGACTCTTATTACTTCTATCAGACAGCATTAAATGGCTTTAAGTTTCACAATGTGGAGTCTATGTATAAAGTAGAGTACTTAGAGGGAGATGTGAAGTTTGCTCCGCGTATGGGAGATGGAGATGACTCTTTTAATTACGACTTCGTAGATGCACGCGGGAACGACATACTCTCCTACATTAAGAGAAACACACATAATGTCTTAGATAATCACTCTCACGGCCTATATGGGGGTGCTATACAGGTATATAACCCTATTGCAAAGACTTTGACCACTGTTGACAGTCAATTTACACAACAATTCTCTCTCAAACAGGGAAAAAGAGGTGGAAATGCAGTTACTTACAAGAAAAAGTCCTTAAGTGAAGCGCCAAATTTCCGATTATCTAATGAATCTATCAGAATACCACCAGATGGGGGCGTTGGAAGTGTCTTAGATACCGCTGCTGTTGCCCATAAGGGAGATAGTATCATAGAAAACCCAGGCGCGTCTATCACTTTTGATTATAATACACCTTTTTCCATGGGTCAAGGGGTAAATCCGAGTGGAAATAGTGTATTATATGGGACTGAGAGTGATAAATTAAACAGAGATAGAGTAGAAAAACTATTCGAGAGTAATCGTATGGACATTCAGATATCTGGGAGAACTAATATCTCATCTGGTATGGTGATTAATATCGATATTAAACAACCAACTCCGACTACTACAGTGAAGGATGAGATAACGCACAATGGCAAGATGCTTGTAGAAGGTATTACTTGGAGAGGGACAGGAGATGGACTCGAAACACAACTCACAGTCACCTCGGATGGATATCAAGTGTCTATGGATACTCATGCAGACCATGGGCCAGAACCACAATATTAGAAAGCCTCGAAGGGACAGTAGTTTGGGACTCCTAGGGTATTTTTTTGTGCCCTTTGCTCAGCCCTAAAATGTCTTGGGAAGTTATGGGACTCCTAGAGTTTATCTGGGACTCCTAAATAATAATAATAAACATAGGAGAAATATATGTTAGAAAAAATAATAGACAAACATAAGGAAATGATGTATGATTTTATTGATTTAACTGGTATTAGTGACTATGAGTTAGCATGGATTTGTTTTATTAAGGGAGTATTATTTACTCTTTTATTATTTTGGATATTTTAATATGGAATTTATATTCATACCTTTACTTGCATGTATTATTTTAATGATAGGGGAACATTCAAACCCTAGAGGTATGAATATTTTTTGGTATAAATTTAATATTAAAAAAAGAGAATATTTTAAAGCATTAACAGAATATGATTCTGGTAATAATAAAGGGAATGGTAAACATTCAAGGATTAAATAATGACACGATGTTTTTTAAATAGTAAAATACATGGTGCAGTTTGTACTGATGTAGATTTAGATTATGAAGGTTCTATTTTAATAGACGAAGACTGGATGGATGAGGTGGGACTCCTAGTCCATGAACAGGTTGATGTCTATAATAAAACCAATGGTAACCGACATACGACTTATGTCCTACCTTTACCCAGAGGTTCGAATGAAGTTTCAGTCAATGGTGCAGGAGCTCATCTTACCAACATAGGTGATGAACTAATTATTTGTTCTTACATTTACCTAGACGATAACTACGAGGTTCTACCTTTACGACATGAACCTAAAATAAAAATAATCGACCCTAAAGACCGAATGTACAGAGAACTATTAGGATTAAACTGATGCCGAAATTTACAGGATTACAATCAAACTTTTATACAGGAGTAGTCGAAGACCGAAACGACCCATTACAAGTTGGTCGAGTTCGTGTGCGTATCTATGGACTGCATACCGATGACAAGTCTCTTATTGCAACTCCAGACTTACCTTGGTGTGATGTCCTTATGCCGACCTCTACAGCATCCTTGTCTGGTCTAGGTCTGTCTCCACATGGTTTGGTTGAAGGTACAACTGTCATGGGTATGTTCCGAGATGAATATGATATGCAAGACTTTGTAGTCATGGGTTCGTTGTTTGGTATACCAAGTAATGACTGGAAAATACCACAGGGTGATGGTGCTAATCCAATATCTCGTAGTGCCGAACATGGATTCAATGACCCTCGTAGAGACACTAGAAAAGATTACATCGACTCTATCGATGGTGCAAAAAATAGTGGTAATGGTCGTAACTGGAATCTAACTCAAGCACTAGACACTTCACCAAGAATCCCAGATAGTTTAGACCAGAAGTTAGATGGTTCTGGTACTAAGATTAATAATCCAGATAAAGGTGTAAGATATCCAAAAGAGTCTTATACTAAAACTTCTAGCTCCGATGTAAATAAACTTGCAACGACTGGTGGTGCAAGTAATTATCCAAATAATATGATTGAAAGGAGTAAAGGTAATACAGTCAAAGAATTATCCAGAGGTAAGTCAGTAGTAAATCCGACCTATCCTTTTAATCATGTAATAGAATCTGAATCTGGTCATGTCCTAGAATTAGATGACACACCAGCATCCGAAAGAATTCACATGTATCATAGGTCTGGGACTCGTTTAGAAGTATTACCAGATGGTTCTCAAACTATGAAAATAGTCAACGACTCTTATGAGATTACTTTAAAAGATAAGAAAATATTAATTGGTGGAAGTGCAGATATAGAACTCTCTAATGGTGATTATAATTTAATTACTCAGAAAGGTACTACCGAAGATGGTGGTAATGTGTTTATCACTGTAGATAAAGACTGCACAATTACTTCTAAAGGTGGTGCAATTAAATTAAAAGGAAAAGTATCAATTAATGGTACTGCATATGATTAATGACAACCTCAGTTTCAGTTCCATGTCCTAAAGTATTTGTTCCAACTGCTGAAGAATTAGAAAAAGTAATTATCTCCATAGGTAACAAATATGGTTGGCAATACTTTGAACCGATTGAAGAAATATTAGGTGCATTTCCTTTATCTCATACATGGGATAAAATAAACTTTGATGTCCCAGAATTAGAATGGGAAAAAAGAATTCAATGCATGGTTGAGGAATTTAAATTATTTCCAGCCATAAAAATTGCAGAAGCAATATCTAAACTAGGCCCAATTGATTTAGTTATAACTGACCCAATCTTTGGAGTTCAAGTTGATATACTTAGATTAATAAATGACCCAGCATATAAAGGTTCTCTTGCAACAGAGTTTGCAACAAAGTTTGATGAATTTAAAGCATTGTTACCACAAATATCTTTAGAAAATTGGGATGGTACAGATGGAATAGACAATCCAGCTTTACTTGCAACTCAAATGTTTAAAGAAATGATTGACGAAGTTAAAAAAATGATAACTCAAAATATTTATTATGGGTTTCTTAAACTAATAGAGTTGTTTGAAGAAGCATGGGAATTATTTGATTTTGATTTACCACTTACAATAATAATAGAGATATTAACTTTTGATATTGATGGATTTTTACTTGAACTTAAAAAAGCTGCAAAAGATGCTGGTAAAGATTTTAAAGAAATGTTATTAGAAGCTAAATTACCCCTTATAGAAATAACAATAGGTGATTTACTTAATTTAGAAAACGAAGATAAATTAATTGACTTTCCTAATTTTGATGTGCAAAAAATAATTGATAGGATTAAAGCATACATGAGAGATTTCCCACAAAAATTATTAGAAGACTGGATGAAGACAGTTTTAGATTTTTTAGAAGAAATTAAATTTTCAATACCAATTCCAATTCCATTTGACCTTTGTATGTTCCTAGAAGAAGTTGGTTTTCCAAAAGAGATATCTGTTTCTAATCTAGTACTAGAAGGGACATAAATAATAGTATGAGTGATAATTATTTCAAGAATCAAAACAAGATAACTGCAAGAAGGTGGTACACAGATATTGATTTAAATCTGACCCCACATCCTTCTTCTAAAGACTTAACTCTTAAGTATGATAAGGATGCAATTAAAAGGTCACTAAGAAATATCATGTTAACTAATAATTATGAAAGACCTTTTAGACCAAACTTTGGTGCAAACTTAAGAGGTCTTTTATTTGAACTTGCAGATGATATCACTAAATTTGAAATAAGAAAACAAATAACAGAAGCAATAGAAGCTTATGAACCTAGGGTGCAAATAGACGAAATATATTTAAACGAAGATAAGTCTAATAATATGTTTATAAATTTACATTATGGAATTAGAGGTGTGATAGAACCCCAAGAAGTAGAAGTAATATTACAGAGAGTACGATAATGGCAACAGTAAAAAGTTCACAAGTCAATATCACCGATTTAGATTTCGATGATATTTCGAAAAATTTAAAAAACTATTTAAAGGGTCAATCGACTCTTAAAGACTATGATTTTGAAGGAAGTAATATTAGTTTACTTATAGACCTTCTTGCATATAGTTCACATGTCTCAGCGTTCAATGCAAACATGGTTGCATCTGAATTATTTTTAGATACTGCACAAATAAGAAAGAATGTAGTATCTCGTGCAAAAGAAATAGGATACACGCCAACAAGTGCAACTGCCTCATCAGCAACCATAGATTTACAAGTTAACAATCCTTTGATTGGTGGTGAGACTCCTACATCATTAACTCTTAATAGAGGACATAAATTTAAAACAGTTTACGATGGATTTAATTATCCATATGTATTATTAGAATCACAAACAATTACACCTCTGAATGGTGTATTTAAATTTGAGAATCTTGAAATATATCAAGGAACTATGAACTCTGATATCTTTGCATACAATGGTCAAATACAAAATCAAAGATTTCCACTTACAGAAGAACTCGTAGATACATCTAGTATTACAGTTACAGTGCAATCAACAGGTGGTTCATCTTCTGCATGGTCACAATCAACTGATATAAGTTCTGTAAACTCAAATAGCACAGTATGGTATGTGCAAGAAAATGACCAAGGATTATTTGAAGTATATTTTGGTGATGGTGTTGTTAGTGCAGAACCTTTAGATGGAGATACAATTACAATTTCATATCTAGTAACAAATGAAAATCATACCGATGGTTCATCTTTATTTACCATGACAGATTCAGTTGGTGGTAACACAGATGTAACTTTAATAACTAAAACAAATTCAAGTGGTGGTAAAGATAAAGAATCTATTGATTCAATTAAGTTTGCAGCTTCTAAGTTTTATACTTCACAAAATAGATTAGTTACAGTAGACGATTACAAATCTAAATTACAAACTCTTTATCCAGGCGCAGATTCAATTTCAGTTTGGGGTGGAGAGGATAATGAACCACCACAATATGGAAAAATATTCATTGCAATTAAACCTTCACAGACAGTTAACAAATTAACTAGTTCTGAGAAAACTTTGTTAAAACAAAAACTAAAAACACTAAATATGTTGACAGTCAGACCAGAATTGATTGATGCAGATGTCATAGACATTCTAGTGAATACTAGTTTTAAGTACAATCCTAAAGCAACAACAAAAACTGTATCTGAACTGGAAACACTTGTAAGAGCTGCAATCATTACACATGACAGTACTTATTTAAGTGGGTTTGATGGTATCTTTAGGCACTCAGTTCTAGCGACAGACATAGACAGTGCAGAATCTTCGATTCTTTCGAATATCACAACTGTCAAACTTAGAAAAACAATTAGTCCTACTTTCAATCAAAGTAAAGGATACACTATCGACTTTGGTAGTGGTAATGCCTTTTACAATCCTCATAGTGGTCACAACAAAGCTGGTGGTGGTATATTAGAAACCAGTGGTTTTTTAGTATCTGGATTTACAGATACATTCTACTTTGATGATGATGGTGATGGTAATTTAAGACGATATTCAATTACTGGTTCAACAAGAGTCTACGCAGATAATCAAGCAGGAACAGTAGACTATTCAAATGGAAAAATTACAACAACAGGTATTAATATACTTTCAACAGTTAATACCGATGATACAATTCACTTTACAGTGAAACCGAATTCAAATGACAGTGTTGCATTTAGAAATAATCTTCTAGATATAAACTCGTCATTGATTGATGTGACTGGTGCAACAGACACCATTGCATCTGGTGATACGAGTGCTGGGGTGGGATATACATCCTCGTCTAGTTACTCCTAAACTATGATTCATGTGTATGCATGAAGTAGAATTCCCACATGGTGTGGGTTTTAACAATGCTTAATTAGAGAGGAAACTAAAATGGCAGATAAAAAAGTAACGGCCCTATCAGATTTAGGGACTGGTATAGCAGGTGAAGACTTGCTTCATGTTATTGACGACCCATCTGGAACTCCAGTAAACAAAAAGGTTTCAGTCAGTAATGTTTTAAACAACCTTCCAGACTATCTTGGATTTGCTCAATCAGCAGAAGCTGTATCATTCAGTTCGAACGCTGCAACTGCAACAGCTGGTAAATGGGCACACTACTTAACTTCAAGTTCAAGTGGACAAGATATCCTAGCTTTAGGAAATGGTTCTACAGGACAAATCAAATATTTTGTTCTAGTAAGTGATGGTGGAAGTTCTCCAAGAATTACTCCACAAGGCACATTTACTGGTGGTTCAAATGTAGAACTTGATAGTGCTGGTGATTCAGTTGTAATGTTGTACACAGGTTCAACATATGGTTGGGTTGTTATAGGTGGAAATTCCTATACTGTTAATGCTTAAGGATAATTAGTAATGCCAATTCTCAATGATAGAATAACCGACCAATTACATGAACTCTTACCAGAGTACATGAATGAGGAAGGCCAAGGATTTAAGAAGTTTTTAACTGCTTACTTTGATTTCTTAGAGAAAGGTATTCTTATCTTTGAACAAGGCACAGACCTTGAAACAATAGGATTAGAAGATGGAGAAGGGGCACTCATACAAGAGACTAAAACCTTTTCTCCATCACCTATAGACAAAGCAAAATTATTATTCGAACAAAATACTGTAGGTCAAACACAAACAGGGTTTTGGGAGATAGGTGAATATGTTGTTGGTTCTACATCTGGTGCAACTGCAAGAATTGATGTTCTTGCAACTGTAGATAACAAACTTTATATCGAAGTATTTACCGAAGCACAATTTTTACCAGACGAAACAATTGTTGGTCAGAATAGTGGGTACACTGCAAAAGTTAACTCTTTTGAAGGTGGTGCATTATTCGCTGCAAATAATTTATTAGATTATGCAGATGTAGATAAAACTACAGGAGACTTTTTGGAATATTTCCGAAGAGACTTCATGCCTACAATTGATTCAAAAATAATTGCAGATAAAAGATTACTTGCAAAACACATCAATAATATCTATCTTTCAAAAGGTAGCATGGCATCGTATGATTTCTTATTCAGAGTATTATATAACGAAGACATAGAAGTTAGTTATCCTAGAGATAACATGATAAAATCATCTGATTCTAAATGGACAGAATCAACAGTATTAAATTTACATTCAGAAGAAAATCTACTTGAATATGCAAAAGGAAAAATAATAAAAAGAAATATCGAACAACAGGTAGTCACCGATATTCAAGCAGATACAATTACAAGAACAACGAGTGGGGAAGGAGACAATGTTTACCAAGTGGTAATTATGGAGCCCTACATTGGAAGTTTATCAATAGGTGACACAGTAGAATTACAATCAAGAGAAAATCCAAGTAAGTATCATCTTGCAACTGTTAGAGGTATTATAAGTGATATGGACACAACAGACAGTAGTGTTCTTATCAGACTTGAGTCTGGAACAGACACAGGATTTTTCTCAGCAGAGTCAGATGATACCGAAGGATTCCAATTAGAAACTGCAACAGATAACTTAGTTGTTGGAACAAACAATCTTATTCTTTTAGAAGAAGGTACATCAACAGATAATACTGCAAACGAACTCCATGGTAAAACACCTATCATGGTTAGAGAAACAGTTAACACACCACAAACAGAAGCTGCAATTGGTGGTGCAATGAAATCAGAAGAAGTATCTACTGGTGCATTGTATTCACAATCAGAAAATGTTGTAGTTAATTTACCACAATCAGAATTAGGCGTGGGTCAATCTGCAAAAACATTAATCGGTAATGTTGAAGATGGAAAAATAGAAAAGGTTATAGTAGACCCAGATGTAAGAGGAACAGGATATAGTGATGGAGACATAGTAGTCTTTGATAACACAGGAAGTGGTGGTACACTTGCACAGGGTGTAGTTACATCTATTTCTGGAGACATACTTTTAGAGTCTGGAACAACATTTGGTTCATTTGAATTTACTGCAACTGCAAACCAAACTACATTTTCTGGACGAGACAAGCATAATAATTTATTAGTTTACGACCCAGAAAAAGTTGTAGTTAGAGTAAAAAGGTCAGATGTAACACAAAATATAACTGCACAGGGTGGTAATGTTCCATTTTCAGTATTTGAAGAAGTAAGAGGAGCTGCAAATGTAGGACTTAATGGAAACTCTATTGTCTTTACAGGAACTTATGCAAACAGTTCCCATGCAAATTATGTTGGTCAGGCTGGAACAATAATAGAAGTATTTGCAGAACCAGAAGAAACAACTTTAATTCTGGAAGATGGATTACAATCAACAGGAGAAAACAAATTACTTTATGACCAATCTGGTGCAAACCCAACTGGTGCAATTTCAAGAATTAGAATAACTACAAGTGGTGTTGGATATACCTCACTTCCACAAGCATTTGTGGGTGGTGAAGTATTTTATTCAGAAACAACCACACCTAATTTTACGATAGGAGAAACAATTACATCTGGAAGCACAACAGGTAAATTAGTTGACCATGATATAGGTGCAAAAAAACTTGTTATTGCTAAATTACAAACTACAACCGATACTTCTACTTTTACAGTAGGAAGTACTCTAACAGGTGCATCATCTGGTGCAACTGCAACATCAAAACAAAACAGTTTTACTACAGGAGTAGGTGCAAGACTTTTACCTTATGGTAATGACATTGGTTCAGTAGGAAAGTTAAGAGTTATAGAATCTGGAAATCATTTTGATAAATCACAAGGTATTCCAGACTTTAGTCACCACTTTATAATAGGTAGAATAAGTGCAAACCCAGTTGCTGGTGCAACTGTTACTGGTAGTATCAGTAATGCAACTGCAACAATAAAATCATTTAATGGTGATACTGGAGTTATTTCATTAGAAAACATTACAGGATTCTTTAAAATAGGAGAACATGTTACAGTATCCGATGGAAAAACTTTTAGCATATTAGAAGGAAATCCAGCAACAGTTAGTGCAAAAAATGATTCAACATCTAAAATAGATGGAAACTACACAAGTGATGTGGGTTTCCCATCTGTAACTGCACAAAGAATTCAAGACTCTAAGTTCTATCAAGACTTCTCATATGTAATTAAAGTTGGTCAAAGTATTAACAACTATCGTTCAGTAGTTCAACAATTACTAAATCCAGCTGGAACAATATTCTTTGGTGAAGTTGCAATCACTAATAAGATAGATGGTAGTGCAGAAACATATCGTGCTGGTTCTAATACCGAAGGATTTGATGGTGATAGAGTTACAAGGTCATTTATTCCAACACTTTATATTGGTTCTAAAATTGACCCAGCAAAAATTATTTTAGAAGAAGGAACAGTTGCATCTGGAGAAGAAGATGTATTCTATGCAGAAGAACAAAACATAATACTAGAATCTGGAGAGGGGGTTGCAGTCACAGAAAGATTTATTGCAGATGACAGATTATCATTGACAATCAGCACAACAGATATGTCACCAGCTGGTTCAACAACATTTACAGTTGGAGAAACAGTATCACAAAATTTATTTAAAACTGCAAGTGGAGACATTGCAACTATTACAGGTAGAGTTATTTCAAGCAATTCTACAACATTAGTTATTGACCAAATCAGACCAGACCACACTGCAATGAAACAACTTCAATCAGAAGATGGTAGGCCTGGTGTCTTTAGTTTGTTTATGGAAACTCATGGTGATTGGAAAACAGACCAGTCAGATACAGATATAGAATTTATTCATGGTATTGTTGGTGCATCATCTGGTGCAAAGGCAATTGTTAATTCAGTTGCAGATGCAAGTGTTAAAACAGACCAAGGTTCTGGACAAGCATTTATTGTTGGAGAAGATATTGTAGAATCCGATGTAGGATTATATGACAGAATTATTCGTGCAAATGTAACTGCACATGGTCATCAAGTTATAAAAGAATTAGAAATATATCCTCACTATGCACATCACCGAATCTATTATAACACTTTAGACAATGCATTGTCAATAGGTCAAACCATAAAAAACAATAATAAACTAGGTCGTGTTATGGAACATGATACAGTCAATAAATTTATTATTGTCTGGTCTGGTTCAGATTCGTTTGGTGCAAACTTAGGAAGTTTTAGTACTGGTGCAGTAACAAATGAAGCAGGAAACACAACACACTTTACTGCAACAGTAGTAGAAGAACATCATGTACATGAGAACATAGTTAAGTTCGATGTAGGACATAACTCTCCAGTATCAGTTCCAAGTAGACCATCAACAAGTGTCGACCCAAATGCAGCTTCACATTTAACATCTGAATTTTATAATGGTGAAACACGACAACACAGAAAGAACATTACAATACTACAAACTTTTGCAAGTGCAAATACTAAGTCTGGTAAATTACTAACTATTGTACCAGATAGTAAAGAAGATTTAAATCAACAAGGATTAAGAGGTAGTGCAAATGCAACTACGATTGCATATGTGGGTGGACTAGACTGGGGTGAAACAATTAAAAGTGCAAATAGAGATTCTATAATTAATAATCTTGCAACAGGTAGAGAAAGACACAAAGTTCCATCGGATGCAAAAAGAATTAATTCAGTTGCAAATGTAGATGAAGAATTTATTGTAACAGAAGATGGTTCATATCTAATTGAAGAAATAGACCATGGGTTCTTAATGGCAGAACCAGAACCAGAAAAATATAATTCATATCTAACCACAGATGGGAAACAATATTTTGGTGACAGATGGACAGTAGATGCAACAGAAGAACTAACATTAGAAGATGGTAATAGACTTGCATTAGAAGATGCAACAGATATAGAAAAACATGAAAGATTTGTGACTGAAAGGTCATATAACTTGGGTTCATACTTTATAAAATCAGAAGTACAAGATACACTTGTATACGAAGATGGTAGTAGAATAATCCAAGAAAATGCAATATCATTTGGTGAACCAGTCGAAAGACTTGGCCCAACACTAGGTGACCTTGCAAGAATAGGTTTCTCTCAAACACTTAAGTTTGAGGAAAGAATAACACAGGAAAATGGTGATGACATTCTCATGGAGAATGAAGCAGGTAGAGTACTTGTAGAAGCACCATATGAAGGTGTAAAAATTAGTGATATAAGTACTTTATATCCAAAACAAAGTGTTTCTGATTTACAGGAACATAAAGGTAGGACAATGATATTAAATTACCCAGCTTCTGTACAATCTGGTGTATAAATACATATAAATACTTTAATAGAAATTAATTTTAACTTAGAGGAAAGGATAAAATGGCAGCGATAATTACCGAAAAATTTCGTCTACACAATGCAAAGGAATTCAAACAAAGTGCAACCGAAACTGGTAATGCAATGTATATGTTTATTGGAAGACCTTTATCGTGGACAGATGATTCAAACCCGCCGACTCCAGTAGACTCTCTAAATGATGAGTATGATGCATATGCAAATATGACTGCACTTAAAAAGGTATCATCAACAGATGTAAGTCATGCCATTATCCGAAGAGACTGGACATCAGGCACAGTATATGACGAGTATCGTCATAACTATACTTCAAGCAACACTGCAAACAGTGGTGCAACAACACTATGGGCATCAACATTCTATGTTGTCACCAGTGATTACAATGTATATAAAGTAATCTCAAATAATAATGGTGCGCAATCAACTGTTATGCCTACAGGTACTTCAACTAATATATTAGAAACAGCAGATGGATACAAATGGAAATTTATGT